TCCAGTATTTTTTATCATCAAGATCTAGGTATATGTCAATGTAGCCCTCTTTATTTCCAATTTCAGACCTCATTTTTGTACATCCGCTTATAGGACGAGGTGGATAGATTTCCATATATCTTATATATCCATCCCTTATGGCATTGATAGAGTTATCGATTCCTACTATATGAAAACCACCACTATTACTTAAGGGCGATTTCATGTGCCATTCTTCATATGTACTAAAAAATTTTTCCTGTATTAGATTATAGAAACTCATACCTACCCTCCACAAAATTAAATACTCCAAGTAAAGTCCCTTATTTCTTGCTATAGTCGTAGTAGTAGACCTTTACCCTCTTTCTGTTTAATTCCTTTTTCATTTCA